GCGGCTCAAACTCGTCATGACCTAGCAGCAACTTATGATATCTCCACAGTTGGGGCAATTAAAAGTGTTATAGATGGTATCGGTGCTGTAGGAGCTATAGTGGACAATAATCGTTTAATCATACACGAAGAATGCGTGGAAAGTATTTACGCCGTACGCAACTACAAATGGAAAGGCACGGCGGATGAGGGACAGTGGAATATAGAATCTCAAAAGCCTGAACACAATCGAGCATCACATTGCGCAGATGCTATTAGATATGCGATATATACCTATGAGCGCAGCATGGGTGGGATTACATAATGGGCGGATTAGTACTTTTACTTATATTTATAGTAGCATGGATTGCGAAGGGATTCGTAGCGTCCGTCCTATTTACTGGCATTTGTACTATAGTATATTTTTTGTCAGATCTGGAGTTAAAAAAATGAACTTAATACTTGGTATTATAATCACAGCTATGATTATAGTACTAGTACCTGAATTACTTTTAGTACCTCTTCTAGCCTTAGTGCTTATTCCTATATTTTTAAGTCTTGGTTTTATATTACTTTTTAGTGTAATGCTACCTGTGGGAATTTTGCTTTCGTTGTGATGTGGCTATTTGTTGGTGGATTTATAACTTGGTATTTAATGATGGGCATGTTATACGCGTATTATGGTGTAGTGGGTCTCTTGTTAATTCTATTTATGATGTTCATATTTGATTGATAGTGAAAAATTCCTATAGACGTAAACTAAATATAGTTCTTGACATGCTGCTAAAATTATGGCATACTTATAAAAGATGGATAATAAAAAAATGAAAAACAACATTTATAATTGTTATGTCTACACTTAAACGGATTCCTATAAAGTATGTCAGGGATCGTGCAAAGAGTCGCTATGAAAAGGCGGCTCATTGCTATGTGTGTGGAATCGATGGAAGTTTAGATTTTCATCACCTGTTTACTATGGATATATTATTTGATAACTGGGTTAAAGCTAAAAAATTAACTATTAACACCGTAGAAGAGATAATATCAGTACGAGATGAATTCATAGCTGAACACATGTATGAAATGTATGACTATGCTAGAACCCTTTGTAGGGACTGCCACAAAAGATTGCATGCTGTATATGGGCAACGACCAGCGCTGTCAACTGCCCCAAAACAAGAACGTTGGTTGGATAAACAAAAGGATAAGCTATGTCAGAAGGATTCTGGACTGATGTAATTCAAAATTACGGATTATATGTGGCGATAATAACAAGTATTATAAGCGGTATAATTGTTTTTCATAAAAAGTGCGCAATGCCACTTATAAGAAATTTTAGAATATATGATGAAACAATAATAAAGATTAACAAGATCTATAATGAGTTAACACCAAATGGTGGAACATCCATAAAAGATAAAATTAATAATATTGATAAAAAGATAGATATAATAGAACAAGTACAACATGTCATGGTAGCGGATCATCGTAACATGCTTTTTAGAACCGATCCAAAAGGGGATTGCGTTTGGGTTAACCGTACATATACTAAAACTGTAGGAAAAACACTTTTTGAAGTCCTAGGACACGGGTGGCAAAATGTCATCGCCAAGGAATACAGAGAAAAAGTTTCTAGAGAGTGGTATTTGGCAGTTGAAGAAAAACGTGAATTCTTAATGGAGACCAAATTTATAAATTCGGCAGGATTAGAAATACCCACCCGTGTACGAAGTTATAAAATGGTAAACTCAAAAGGAGAAGTAATAGGATTTTGGGGAAACTGCGAAATCTTAAGAAAATAAATTATGAACTATTTTCAACAATTACAATATAGATGGAAACATAGGGGACAGCCTTCTATTGAACGAATAGAAGGTTCAAGAAAATCTAGTGATAATAGTAGATTTTACTTTGAAAAAAGTTATGACAATATAGAAGTGGTAAGACGTGGAGTAGATATGATTGTAGACTCCGCAGTAGAAATAGATGTAAATATTACTAGTGCCTTACCTACTACTCCTGTTCATGCTAATGGAAGGGAGCGTCTAAAGACTCTAGCTACTATACTTAATTTTAGACCGAATAAGAACGAAGATGTAAATACTTTTAGACGTGAATTAGTGATGGACTTCTTGCTGACAGGCAACTGTTATCAATACTGGGAAAGTGAAACGCACAGCTTGTATTACTTACCCGCCAATTTAGTAGATGTTATTCCATCAAAAGTAAATAAAGTTAGTCATTATGAGTATGGCTTAGATAAGATCAGATTTGAAACTAATGAGATCATACATACTAAAGACAATGCTTCAGATACTCAGTATACTGGTACATCTAGATTACTATGTACTAAAGGTACTATAAGAATACTAAGAAGTATGTTAAACTTTCAAGAAAACTTTTTTGAGAACGGGGCCATACCTGGCCTAATTATCATGACGCCTAATATACTAGGTAACAAAATTAAAGAAAAAATGCTAGAAACATGGAGAGCTAGATACAATCCGCAAGACGGAGGTAAGTCTCCAATGTTACTAGATGGGGATTTAAAAGTTAGTCCTCTTAGTACTACTAAGATGAACGAATTAGACTTTGAAGATTCTATAGTTTCCCATGAAACAAAAATATTAAAAGCATTAGGCGTTCCGCCAGTACTTTTAAATTCTGGGAATAACGCAAATCTAAGACCAAATATACAGCTATTTTATGAAATGACAGTTTTACCAATAGTCTCCAAACTTATAAGCTCATATGAACGATTTTTTGCATATGACATGGAACCAGAAGTTACTAAAGTGAGAGCTTTACGACCTGAGTTAAGAGACGCCGGACAGTATTTTACAGGCTTAGTTAATGCAGGGATTATGACTGCAGATGAAGCGCGAATCGAATTAAGACTCGAACCTATGAAAGACGGGGAATCAGATAAATTGAGAATCCCGGCAAATATTGCAGGTAGCGCAGTAGACCCTGGGGAAGGCGGAAAACCACCTGATCCAGAAAACAACGATTAATATTTAATCGAGGAAAATAAATATGCTAACAAAGGAAAAAGTTCTAAAACTTTGTGTGCCTTTTGTAACCAAGGAGCATGAAGATGGAGAAGACGATGATGATGAATTAATCATTACTGGTCTTGCTAGTACTAATGATGAAGATCGCTCTGGCGATATCATTGCGTCCAATGCTTGGAAAAAGAAAGAGGCTTTAGCGAACTATTTGAAAAATCCAATTGTTCTAGCTTTTCATGATATGTCACGACCAATAGGTAAAACTATAAAACATGAAGTAGTTAGTAATGGATTATCAATAACAGCTAAAATTAGCAAATCAGCAGGTGATATTATAGGCTTAATAAAAGAGGGAATTCTTTCCGCTTTTAGTGTGGGCTTTGTAATAAAAGATGCCGACTTTGACCCTGATTCAGGGATTTTTATGATCAAAGAGTTGGAACTTTTCGAGGTTAGTGTAGTTTCTATACCTGCTAATCAAAATGCACTTTTCAGTATAGAAAAAAACTTTTCTAATCCTGAAGATTATAAAGAGTTTAGAAATCAATTTATCAAGAGTGAGGAGACTTTAATGGTAGATAAAAAAGACGAAACGGTAGCAGTAAAACCTGCTCCAATCGATATCGCAGCTTTAGCGAGAGAAATTTCTTCAATAGTTAAGGGTGACCTAAAAGCTGAAGAAAAAGCAGCTAAAGAAGCCGAAAAAGCAGCAGCCGATGAAGTTGCTAGAATGGAAGCTACTGCAACAACAGCTGCGGAACGTCTAGTTAAAGACTTACGCGCTGAGCTAGAAGTAAATAATAAGAGTATTTCTGATGCCCTAGTTGGACTTAGAGAGACGCTTAAGAAAGAATCAGAAAATGGAGAACTTGAGAAAGTTTTCGCAGCTGAAAAGAAAGATAGCAAAATGCAATATGCCGGTACAGAGAAAAAGACATTAGAAATGATTGATCAAAATACTCGAGACGGTATGTTTTATGCATCTAAGATTTTTGGATGCCCTATTACAGAAACAAAAACATTCAAAGAATATGTTAAGAAATCTAACATGGAGCACTGGGATTCTGGTGTAACAGGTCAATGGGAAGACGAGTATTCAACTCGTGTACAAAATGCTCTAAGACAACAATTAGTAGTAGAGCCACTATTCCCAGCGATTCCTATGACAACACCTACTTTGAATATGCCAATTAATCCAGAAGCTGGTGATGCAACTTGGGTACATAGTACAGCGTACCGTTCAATTACTGCACCTTATGATGAGACTAACTCACCTTTAGCATCAAGTGGAGCAGCTAAGACCCATCAAATTGATGAACAAGTATTAATTGCTTACAAACTTGCTACACGTGAGTATATTGGGTATGAAGAAGAAGAAGATAGTATTGTAGCTTTGGCTGCTATTATCAATGACGCAGTTGTTCGTAGAATGGCCCGTTCTTCTGATCTATCCTTCCTACGTGGTGGAGGTGTTTTAACATCAGCATCTTTTGATCCTATTCTAGGACTAGAAGGTCGTGGTGCTAATACTACCGATGTAACAATCGCTGGTGGCGCTGCTTGGGAAGCTAACTTGACAGAAGATGTAGTTGCTACAATGCGTAGAAACTTAGTACTTTATGGTATTGATTCTTCAGCACTAGTATTACTAGTATCTCATGACCTATATTATGGTCTAATGACGTTGCCTAAATTTAAGACTGTCAATGAGTATGGCCCTCAAGCTACTGTTCATACAGGTGAAGTAGGTAATATCTTTGGTGTTAAAGTTGTTGTTTCACAAATGTTTAATAATGCTGCCATTACAACTGGTACAGTTGGTACAACACTAGGTATTATGTGTCGTCCAACTAACTTCATTCGTGGAGAGCTACGTGGAATTATGACTGAAGGTGATCGCGATATTATTAACCAGAAACGAGTAATTGTTTCTAGTCGTAGATTTGCCTTTAATGATATTATTACTGGCGAAGGTACAGTTAATCTTCAAATCGCATCTTAATTGATACGGTTATTATTGTCGAAAGAGTGGGGAGATTTCTCCCCACTCTTTACTGTGTAGGGATATTATGACTGATATTATAAGTTTAGATTGTTATAAAGAAGCAAAAGAAATAAAGAGTAGTACTAAAGATGGTAAGATTCAAACTCTTATCACACAAGTTAGTGCACTTATAGAAAACTATTGCAATAGAAAATTTACTACTTATTCTG